TAACAAAAAATATTGAAAATTATATATTAAATGATGAAAAATAAAGGAATACCTGTTATAGGAGTACCTACTATTAATGGTGGGAAATGGTTAAAAAGATTAATTAATAGTGTTGATTATCCCGTAGATAATTTTATTATATTTAATAATAATGGAAGAGGGTTAATTACAGAAGTACTTGATAATTTTACTAAAAAGAAACATCCGTGGATTAAAAATATTGAAGTATGTCATCTTCCTTCTAATTTAGGGGTTCCTACGGTTTGGAATCTTATAATTAAAAGTTATATAAATTCTCCATATTGGCTTATAACTCAAGATGATATTGCTTTTACTCCAGGATTATTAAAGAAAATGCATGAAATAACCTTAAATGGGGATATTGATATGGTTCATGCTAGTAATGGTTGGTTTAGTAGAGGTTCTTATGATTTATTTGTTATAAAAGAATCTGTTATTAGAAAAATAGGTTTATTTGATGAAAATTTATCTCCAGCTTATTGTGAGGACCATGATTATGCTTCAAGATGTTTAAGATATACTTGGGATAACCCAAAAGATGGAATTAAACATTATATTTTAGGAGCATCTTACTATCATGGTAGAGTTTTAAGTACAGATCCTACTTGCTATCCTGACCATGCTAGTCAAACTAAAAGATCAGATAGTGGAGATATAAGTAGTGAGGAAATGCTTAAAAAAATTAATAATTCAAATGATTATAATAAACAATATTTAATCAAAAAGTGGGGAAATGAATGTTTACAATATCCTCAAAAATATCCTATGGGTGTTGAAAATATTCCTATAGATTATACTAAATATGATATTGATTTTATTAGAAAAAAACATTTTAAATTTTAAAATTAAATGGAAAATAATTTAATACCAATTCCTATAATAGGAGTACCTATAGTAAATGGAGTTCATTGGGTAGATAGATTAATTAAATCTATTGATTATCCTGTAGATAATTTACTTATCATTAATAATAATGGTAAAGGAGAAATTGATTCCCAATTAGATGATTTAAAAAAAATTGATAATAAATTTATAAAAAAATTACACATTATTCATTTTCCTTCTAATTTAGGAGTAGCTTCTTCTTGGAATCTAATTATTAAATTATATTTAATGAAACCTTATTGGGTAATATGTAGTCATGATGTAGCTTTTACCCCAGGTTTATTAGAAGAAATTGCAATTGCTACTTTAGATAAGGAAGTTGCTATGATACACCCCCATGAAGGACAATTTAATTTAGGAAGTTATGATTTGTTTATTATAACTGAAAAAGGGGTTAAAGATGTAGGTTTATTTGATGAAAATTTATATCCAGCTTACGCAGAAGATAGTGATTTTATAATGAGATTAAATAATATACAACCAAAAATGATTAAGGGTTTGAAAAATATCCATTTACATGGTGATGAAATTGCTAAAGCTGATGATGAACATTATAAGAAAAATGGGATGCAAACTAAAAAAGAAAATGAGGAATTAGCTATGTTATTAAACCAATCTAATGAAATAAATGGAGAATATTTATCTAAAAAGTGGGGTGATGGATGGAGAATGGTTCAACCTCATTGGAATCCTTTTTGTAATGCTGAATATCCTCAATCATATATAACCTGGGATTTAGATTTTGTTAGAAGTAAATATTTAGGATTTTAATGTCCGATGGTGTAACTGGCAACACGTCTGTTTTTGGTGCAGAAGAGTCTAGGTTCGATCCCTAGTCGGACAACATAATAAATAATAAACAATAAACAATAAAAATGGATAAATTTAAAGAAGATTTTTTAGAAAAGGTAGGTAGTGATGAAATAATTAAAATTGCTGACATTCTAGATAGAGTAAATAATCAAGAAAAAATAGTAGAAGTAGTTTATTATGCTTTATTAACAATGTCTAAATCAGATGGTAATATGTCTCCACTTTTAGCATTACAAATTGCTGAAGAAGATTGGGATATATAATATATTTTTCATATATTTATGATATATGGTAAATTTAGATAATATATTTCATTTATTTGAATCTAATGATGATTTAGATGGTACAGAAAATAGTACTACTTTAATTGATTTTAAAAATACCCCTACATATTGGGTTGGAATGTATAAAAAATTAATATTAAACCATGTAAATTTTAATAAAAAACTAGCTGAATTCTTTCAAAAGTCTAATAAAGATTTAGATATCAATGATATGAAAGAAGCAGGTGAATTTGTAACTTATAACAGAGCATGGTTATATATTAAAAAAATCAATATTAAAAATGAAGAACATATAAAAGGCGCACAAAATTACGCAGATGAATATCTTGATACAGCGTTAAAGTTAGGTATAAATTTTTTTATAGAAACCGAACAATACGAAAGATGTGCCCATCTCCAAAAAATTCTAAATAATCTTTCAGAGTAGCTTGGATTTCTAAAATATTTTATATATCTTGGATATAAATTAATATTAGGTATTAAGGTACCAATGTTAATATAAATGGTAAAATGATGAAAATAAAGAGATTAGAGATATAAAGTATAATATGTACCTAGAATAATACTAAATAAATAAAATATGAGAAATAAAAACACATGCATTAGATTAATGGATAAACTAGATGGTAAATTACAAACCTTAAAATTTATTTTAAGTAGACCAAATGCTAACATTCAAGAATTTAAAGACGAAATTAGTAAATGTAAAGATATTGTTGAAGAAACAAAATCATTTTTAGATCGTGAACAAGAATCAATGTAATTAATTTAAAATAAAAGTTATGAAACTATCAGCAGAAAAAATACAAGCTAATTGGGTAGATTTTATGAGTAATATTAATACTTATATCTCATCTCCTCGTAAAGAACAATTGATTGAATTCTATGAAACCTATGCCGAGCGTATTATGCTTATGCCCGCCGCTCATAAAAAAGAATACCATTCAGCTTTCCCAGGTGGATATGTTGATCATGTTAATAGAGTAGTCCATGCAGCTTTATCAATGTCAGATGTTTGGAAATCTTTTGGTTGTGATATGACTACATTTACTACTGAAGAATTAGCATTTTCAGCTATTAATCATGATTTAGGTAAAATGGGTGATGCAGATCATGAATCATATATTCCTCAAACAGATAAATGGAGAAAAGATAAATTAGGTGAAGATTATATGTTTAATAAAAAATTACCATTTTCATCAGTACCTGATAGAGGGTTATTTTTACTTCAAGACAATAATATTAAATATACTTTTAATGAAATGGTAGCCATTCAAACACATGATGGGTTATATGATTCAGCTAATGATAAATATTTAAAAGGATGGATGCCAGAACAAAAACCACGTACCTCATTACCTTTCATTTTACATCAGGCTGATATGATGGCTGCTCGAATAGAATTTGAAATTGAATGGTTGCCTAAATTTAAAAATCCTACTCAGGTAAAAAAAGATAATTTTACAATAAAATCTAATAAGTCTACAAAAACAAAAGCACTTGGTAATTTATCAAGTCCAGGATTACAAAATATGCTAAAAAATATATAAAATGGAAATAATAATAATTTCAATATTATCAATGTTAGTAATAGTATTAGGGTTTGCAGTTTTTAACCTAATGAAAAAAAATGAACAGCAAGAAGATATATTAGTAGAATATATGAAATGGCTTAATAAAATATCTAAAGCCATAGAAGTATCAAATGCAAGATTAAAAAAATTGGACTCACAGGGTAGATTTGAAAGTGATGATGAAATAGGTTTTTTCTTTAAGACAGTTATGACAATACAAGATTTATTAAACGGATTTAAAATTAAAGATTTATAACTTATGACTACATGGATAATATAATAAGAGCAGCAAAGAAAAAAAGACAAAAAAGAAACTATTTCACCCAAGAAACTGAAGATGCTATTGTTAGATATAACATTAGTGATAATGCTGGTTTTAAAAGTATAACATACCAGAAAGAAATTCACTATCCGTTTTATAAATTAACTGAAAATATTATTCATACTTTTAAGTTTTATTATACAGATGGTGTTGAAAATTTAGAAGACTTACAACATGAAATTATGGTATTTCTGTTAGATAAGATTCATCTTTTTGATCCTTCAAAAGGAGCTAAAGCTTATTCCTATTTTGGAACTATTGTTAAAAGATGGTTAATAGTTTATAACCAAAAAAATTATAAAAAAAGAATTGAGTCAGTTGATATTGGGGATATATCTAAACACCAAAATCTGGATGAAGGGGATAATTCAACCTTTATATTAAATTCTAAATTAGAACAATCCTCTCAAAAGTTTATAGATTTAGATAAAAATTTTGGGGATGAATTATATAATAAGGGGTATAAAGAAGGTGATAGGTTATCTATTTTTGTAGATTTATATGTAAAACATATGACTGAAAGGATATATAATTATTTTCCTAAAGAATATGATGCTCAAATAGCAGATTGTATCCTAGAATTATTTAGAAAAAGGGATGCAATTGATGTTTTTAATAAAAAAGCACTTTATATTTACATAAGAGAAATGATTGATGTAAAAACTCCCAAAATAACTAAAATAGCTAATAAATTATATAAAGTATTTAAAGAAAAATATTTAGTATTTTCTGAAAGTGGTTATTTTCCCTCTTAAAAGTTTAAATTCTTAATATTTATAATCAAAAATTATGGGACAACTAGATTCAATAATATTTGGTGATAAAAAATTTTCAGACATTCTTCATGAAATATATGAAAATCAAACCACTAAAAAACAACAAATTACATCTTTAATAAGTGAATTAAAACCTTTAATCCAAGAAATAGGTGATGCTACTTTAATAGTACCTTTAATAAAGGAATATTTAGAAATTGGAGTAAAAAATGATGAACAATTAATTAAGATGGCTACTATTATCCAAAGAGCTGTGAATAATACAAATGATGAGGGAGAATTTGGTATAACTGAAGAAGAAAAAGCAGAATTATTAGCTGAAATGGATAAATTAGAAAGAATAAATAAAGAAAGTAAAACTAATGGCTAGAATCCCTACAGGTTTAAATTCATTAAAATCTACTACTATACCTTCTTTAAAAGGAGCTGAAATAATTCCTGTAAGAGTTAAATTTGTTTCTTTAAATGGAAAGGATTATCCAGTTAATTGGAAAAAATATGGGGAATATAGTAGTATAGGTAGCATTTTATGGGAAGATTTAACAAACCCTTCAGGTGCTGCTTTAGATACTTTAAGTTATGCAAATCCACTTTATTCAAATATAAAATTTTTACCATTAGTTAATGAGATAGTTTATATAATTTCTTTACCTAATGCTATGTCTCAAGAAAATCCTTCTACAGGTAATCAATATTATTATTTTCAAAGTATTAATATTTGGAACAGTATCCACCATAATGCTTCCCCAAATTCTCTTACAACAAAACCTACTAATGCCCAAAATTATAATAAAACAGAAGCAGGAGTTGAAATACAAGCAGACTCTACCTCAGAAGAAATTAATTTAGGTATTACTTTTAAGGAAAAATTAGGAATAAGGAATTTACAACCTTTTGAAGGTGATGTTTTAATTGAAGGAAGATGGGGTAATACTATAAGATTTGGAAGTACAGTAAATAATTCATTCCCTTTAAATTCTTGGTCTAATAGTGGGGAAAATGGTGAACCTATTATAATATTAAAAAATGGACAAACTAAAACTGATGATGATTCTTGGATACCTCAAGTAGAAAATATAAATACTGATAAATCTTCTATTTATTTAACTTCAAACCAGCAAATACCTATAGGAGCAGCTAGTACTGATTATAGTTCATACACACCTGCTTTTGGTGAAGTTCCTAGCTCACCTAGTTCATATAATGGTTCTCAAGTTATTATTGATTCAGGACGTTTATTATTTAATTCTAAAAGTGATCATATTTTACTTAGTTCTGCAAGAACAATTTCATTTGGGGCACAAAAAGGTTTTAATTTTGATACTACTTCTAATTTTGTTGTTAAAGTAGGAACTAAAATAATGTTAGGAGATAAAGAAGAAAGTAATACTGAACCTTTAATATTAGGGGATAAATTTTTAGCTGATTTTCAAAAATTACTAACTAATGTAATCTCTCTAACATCAGCTTTAGGAACTGTAGGTACACCTATTCCTTTTACTCCAAATATAGCAGTAGCACAAACAGCAACAAAAGTAGGATTACAAGCACAATCTATGTTATCTTCAATTGAATTTTATAAATCTAAAACAACAAGAACTTTATAATGGCTTTAGCAGGATTTATATCAAAAATAGTTCAAAGTATAACTAGAACAACATTTCAGTTTAATAAAACTTTAGATGTATTAATATTACAATTTAAAGATGCCTGCCCTACAACAGAAGAATTAATATCTTTAATTGATCAAAAAAACCAAATTAACGGAGCTTTAGTACAAATTGAGGGAAAAATAGCTACCTTAAATAAGGTAGCAGCAGGTTCTGAAGTAGCTGTTGAAGCTTTAAGCGCAGGGAAAACTATAATTAAACAACTACCAATACCTTCATCTGTTCCTCCTGGAATAGGATTACCTTTAAGCGTAACAAATAATTTTTCAGATGCCTTAGATAATTTAGGAACATTAATAGATAAAGAAGAAGCATCTTTAGCATCAATACCTGAAGCTTTGAATCTTATTAGTAAAGATGTAGGAGAAGTAATTACTAAATTAAATGAATTAGATGTTGCTTTAAATGATTGTTTAGAAAAAGATCCTAATATAACCCAAGAAGATTTAGATGCTATAGTAGCTACAACTGATAATTTTGTTGGAGTACTAACTAATGAACAATTAGAAGAAATACTAAATAACCCCCCAGGTTTGTTATATGGAGATTATTATTTAAGATTAAATTATGTTGAGGTAAGTCAATCTACTTTAAATGCTTTTAATGAAGATATTGCTGAAGGAGAAGGAGAATTACTTAATGCTACTTCAATTGGAACCGCTACACTTACTAATAGATCATTTGACAAAAAACAAGTAACTGCTCAAAATAAAGAATCAGTACCACCACCTGGAGAATATTATAAAGAAGGGGTAGCAGTCGAAATGTTATATGGGGATGAATCTTTTTCATCCTCAAATTTAGTTTTAGTTAATGAAATGAAATGGTTAATTGATACAAAAGACTTAATTTTCCTTCCACCACCTCCTGCTGAAGACCCACTTAAAGCTATTTATAAAGAAAATCAAGTTATATTATTAATGTCTATTTATGGTGCTAATAGAGAAGAAGCAGAAGAATTATATGAATTAGCTTGGGAATTATCACAAAATGAAGGACCAAACAAGGGGTATTATGATACTTTAGTTAGAGAAGCGTTTAATAATTCTAGAACAGTTTTAGAACAAGCTGTTGCTAATGAGGGATATGAATGGAAAGAAGGTGATAGAGTTTTAGATTCAACTATAAAAAAATTATTTTTATCTGGTATAACTGATGAAATTAAAATTAAATCTAATATAAGTTTATTAAGAAAAAAAGGTATAACTTTAGAAAAACAAGCAAATGCTATAGGAGGTAACTATAATGCTACAGAAAAAAGATGGAATAATGATGGAGAATTTAGTTTTACCCCTAATGCTAAATTATATCCTTATTCTGAAAGATTAGGCCTAACAGCTATAAAGTCATTTAATGATGCTAATATTGGGAGTTCTTTTCTAAATTTAAAACCAGAAATGCAAAGAAGAAAACCTTTAATGCAAGCTATATTTGAAGAAGCTAATTATATAAGTTTAACAAATCCTGATATTTCTTTTAATGATCCCCTAAAAGAATATTTTTCAAGTAAAGGAATAGGATATAATACTCCAATTATAAATGATATACCTATAATAGGAAATTCAGCAACCCTTATTACTTATGAAGAGTTAGAAGCATTATACGACAGAGAAAAAGATATAAATATAGACTGGTTCTTTAATAATTCAAATTTATATGATACCCTACAAATTACACCTAATGGTGTAACTTTTGAAATGTTAGATGCTTATTCAAAAACTCAATTAATGAAAAAATTAAAAACTGCATTAGGTAATGGGTGGTATAACCAAAATGCAATAAGAACATCAGAAGAAAAACTTTGGGGGTTTGATCCATCCGTTAATCCTAACTCTAGTAGTTATGATCTTTTAGATCCTAATAGAAATTTAAACCCTACCGATAAATGGTATTTTGAATTTGGTAGAAATGGGTTACCTACACCAACGGGGTCATAATTGATATAAAAACCTAAATTAATAATATTTATAATAAAACTAAAGATGAAATTAACAGAATTAAAAAAAGTATTAAAAGAAACTGTTAGAGAAGTAATACAAGAAGAATTAAAAGATATACTTTTAGAGGCTGTAAAAACACCAAAAGTAATAACACAATCCCCAATAATGGAATCTTTTACTCCTTTAGTTCCCTCCCCAACTCCAACTACTCCTATAATGTCTTCTCAAGATAAAAGAGATGCTTATAAAAATATTTTAGGTGAAACAGCAGCAGGGTTTAATACTAATAATGCACAATCTTTTAAACCAAACCCAGGAATGGATGTAACTAATGGTGCATTACCTGAGGGAAATGTAGGTATGGATCAAATAATGAATCTAATGAATACTAAATAATGGCTCAAATTGTAAATAATGTTTTTCCTACACCTGGTAGTGGTAGTGTTGCTTTAGGGTTTAGTTTACCTATGTCTGGTAAAGCAGTATTTAATCCAACATTTACTACTAAAGAAGTAATAAAAACTAATTTATTAAATTGGTTATTAACTAATAGAGGTGAAAGAGTAATGAGACCTCTTTTTGGTGCTAATTTAAGAGATTTTATAGGAGAAGGTATTAATGATGGAACTAATAGTGCTATTGAAGCAAGAATTAAGGATAATATTTCCCTAGAATTTCCTTCAGTAACAGTTAAAAGTGTAGAATTTGATAACCAACCTGATCGTAATACAATAAATTTATTTATAAATTATATAATTAGTAATATAGGAGCAGAAGATTCAATAAATATAGCAATACAATAATGGCAAATTTAAACAGAAATATAACATATACTGAAAGAGATTTTAATACTTTTAGAACTTCTCTTATAGATTATTCAAAAACTTATTTTCCTAATACTTATAATGACTTCTCCCCAGATTCTACAGGAATGTTGTTTATTGAAATGGCCTCATATGTAGGAGATGTTTTATCTTTTTATTTAGATAATCAAATACAAGAAACTTTTATACAATATGCTAGACAAGAACAAAATCTATTTGATTTAGCTTATATGTTAGGCTCTAGACCTAAAGTTACTACAGCAGCAACAGTTGAAATTTCAATATTTCAACAATTACCAGCAAAATCACAAGCTGTACCTGGAGGTGGTATAGAATATGTCCCTGATTATGATTATTCTTTAAAAATCCCTTCAGGTTTTCAATTAACATCTAATTCAAATTCAAATATTAATTTTATAACAGAAGATGTTATTGATTTTTCAGTTTCATCCTCCCAGGATCCTACTACTGTATCTATATATGCTTTACAATCTAATAACCCTCAATATTTTTTATTAAAAAAGACAAGAAAAGCTATATCAGGAACAATCAATTCAACAGAAGCAGTATTTACAGTTCCATCTAGATTTGCTACGGTAGATATAATTGGTAATGATATTATTAATATATTAGACGTAGTTGACAGCAATGGAAATCCATGGTATGAAGTATTAAATTTAGCACAAGATACTGTGTTTACTACAAAAATAAACGCAAATTATACGGACCCAAACGCAGTTCAAGACGATGTTCCTAATTTATTAAACTTAAAACAGGTACAAAGAAGATTTACTTCAAGATTTTTAAACTCTACAACTCTTCAATTGGGTTTTGGAGCAGGAACTGTAAGTGATAAAGATGAAGATTTAGTTCCAAATCCTGATAATGTAGGTACAGGATTAGCTTTTTCAAAAGATAAATTAACTACAGCATATTCACCCTTAAACTTTATGTTTACTGATACTTATGGTATTGCACCATCTCAAACAACATTAACAATAAGATATTTAACGGGTGGAGGATTATCTTCCAATGTAGCTTCAGGCACATTAACTTCTTTTAGTACTGATGGAATTGTTTTTAATAATCCTAATTTATCTGATACTTCATTAGCTAATCTTATTTTTAATTCATTAGCAACAAATAATATTTTAGCAGCAGATGGAGGCCAAGGAGCAGATACAATTGAAGAAATTAGACAAAACGCTTTAGGAAGCTTTCAAACCCAATTAAGAACAGTTACCCAACAAGATTATTTAATAAGAGCTTTAAGTATGCCTGCCAATGTTGGTACTATAGCAAAAGCATATATTCAACCTACTAAGGTAGCAGAATATCAATTAGGTGAATTGCCAACTATTTTAGATATGTATGTATTATCCTATGATAGTACTAAAACATTAAGAACAGCTTCATCAACTCTAAAACAAAATCTAAAAACCTATCTATCAGAATATAGAATGATAAATGATTCTATAAAAATAAAAGATGCTTATGTTATTAATATAAGATGTGAGTTTGATATAATAGTTTTACCTAACTATAATAATAATGATGTGATTTTAAGTTGTATTAATTCTTTAACAGAATACTTTGAAATAGATAATTGGAATATCAATCAACCAATATTATTAAAAAGTTTAAGTATACTTTTAGATAAAGTAGATGGAGTGCAAACTGTAAGTAGTGTGATGGTTAAAAATATAGCAGGAGCAAGTAAAGGATATAGTGATTATTCATATGATCTACAAGCAGCAACTAATAATGGAGTTATATATCCTTCAGTAGATCCTATGGTTTTTGAAATGAAATATCCACAACAAGATATTATAGGAAGAGTAGTACCATTATAAAAAACAAAAAATGAAAGATTTATTAGAATTATATATAGAAAGAGATACAGCATCACCAGGAACTTACTTAGGAAATACACCAGGTCCTATGCCCCCTAAACTTTCACCTCTAGAAGAAGAATATGATGAAGGAACTAATAATCAATTATTGGGACAAGCTGAAAATGGTGGGGGTGCACCAAATGATTCTGATGTTGGAGCAATACCAACATCTGGTTTTATACAAAGATATACACCTACTAATGCTTATTATACTGATAATGAAGGTATAGTAAGAGCTAATATTTCAACTAATGATTTAGTTCAATCTACAGCAATAACAGGCTTAGATGTTGAAAATTCAGCAGCCGGAACAAAACAAGGAGGTACTGGTGGTCCTATTAATGATCCTAATTCAAATTTTACACAAAATTATACTCCTGAAAATCCTTTTTATACAACGAAAGAAGGGATAGTAAGAGCTACAGATGGTGAATCTCCTTTAACAGATACCCTAAAAATAACAGCATTAGATGTAGAAAATCCAGAATCAGGAGTAAAACAAGGAACTGGAGGGGGGCCTAATAGAACATCAGTAGCTAATGGTGAAAAATCTTCATTTATGGATGGGGGTAATTATAAAGTTTTAAGATATCCTACAAGAGCAAAATTTATAGATACTACATTAACTACAGAAGATGGGGGTACTTTAGAAACTATGACATTACAACAATATACTCCAAGTAGAACTTATTTAGAAGTATTAGCAGATCCTAATTTAGATATTGAAAAAGTTGTACAAACAAATAATGAACAACCTGCCCCAGGGGGAGTACCTACAGAAATTGATGAAAGTATAGTTCCTGATAATGTTAAACCAAAACTATCAAGTTTAAAAAACTTTAAAATATAATTAAATGGCAATTTATAAATTATTTCCTGAAAAAGACGCTACCTTATATACCCAAAATGTATCAATGAATACTGGGTTAGACCAAATATTAGAAGCATCTACTTACTTATTAAATGATGCAGCTCAAACTAGTAGATATTTACTAAAATTTTCCCAAAACGAAATTAATGGGGCATATACTAGTTATATATCTGGATCAGGTATAAGTTATTTATCAACAGTAGCAGGAGCTTTAAATGGATCACTTACAACTAATCCCTCAACTCTTTTTAATAAAATATATTATAATGTTCCATTTACAAGTTCTACAGGAGGAGGAATAGGAGCAATAGGAGATATAACAGTATCAGGAAATACTATATCAAATATTACTATTACTAATAGAGGAAAAAACTATAAAATAGGTGATGTATTAATAACAACTCATTTATCTAAATCAGCAGGAGGAGGGGCTAATTGGGAACAAGAATCGGGTTCGTTAACATTAGTAAATAATGATTTTAAAAAAAGAAAATGGAAGTCTAATTTAAGAAATTATGCTGCTGTAGTAACAAATTTGAATTCAACCTCATATTTAAAGGTTTATCCTATTTCTCAAAGTTGGGATATGGGAACAGGAAGATTTGGAAATTCTCCCGTTACTACAGATGGGTGTAA